GATATAAATCCAGCGGCATTGGCGGCTGCAACGGGTATTGTTGGTGCGGGTATTGCCGATCCAACAGAAACGGGCATTCAAGATCCATCTGGAATTACTGTTCTTGATGCTATGACACCTGTTGGTGTTCAAGATCCATCAGGCATTACTGTTGATACAGGTCTTACAGGTGATCTTGAAGCGTTGAGCACTTCTCCAGTTGGTATTGTTGATACAGGTCTTACAACTAGTCCAATTAGTGCTAGACAAGAATTAACTGGCCCAAGTGGAAATCTTAATATTGACGCAATAGCTTCGGCTAACGAGGCTTTTAACAATCAAAACCCTAACAACCCAGCAGCCGCAGAGTCTTTAATAGGTGCTCCAGTTGGCACGGGCACTCCTAGCTTTGTTTCAGGAATGGATGCGGTAGATGCTACTATATCGCCTGTATCTGAAACCGATGCTTTTCTTGGTGATTTAACTACGGGCGCGGGTGTAACAACACCTTCAGGTACTATGGGTCTTCAAGACGAAGATGTAGATATGCAGACTCAAGACTTAGGCACAGGTGTAACAGCGGCGGATCTTTATGGAACAAGTCCTCTTACGGGACAGCCAACAGTAGCGATGGATCCAGGAACAGCGCAAGCAATGACGGGCGGATCTACGACCACGACTAACAATACGGGCATGAACTTGGCTCAAGATCAAAATCCTCTTGAGGCTGCGAACCAAGCTGCGGCTATGGATGTCCTTGGTGCACAGATCGGTGCTGGAAATCTCACAGGCAATGAAGACATTGATGAGGTTAACCAAGAATTAGCACAACAAGGCGTTCAGATAGATACTTCTGGTCTTCTCGGACTACTGGGAACTGGAGTTAATGCTGTAAATCAAAACTATCAATTAAACCAGAACCAAGATATATTAAGTCAATTGGCTCAAGGATCTAATGTTCCAGACACTGGCATTCTTGGAACGGGGATCGGCGCTGTAGAGAATGTTAACACATATCAGCCCGCTTATGATTCTCAAGGAAATATAGTTGGTTCTGTTGCAACGGACGCGGCTGGAAATGCTGTGGGCGGTCCAGCTGGGATCACAACGAATGTTGTTGGTGGTATAGGCTCTTCCGATTTCCCTGAATTATTCTCAAATGCCGCTGGCACGCAAACTTTTACAGGTGCCAATGAAGCTGTTAGTGATTTCAAAGATATGGCGGCAGCGAGTCAAAGCAGCGACGAAGGCCCGCCAGAAGATGTAACATCTGTTGATGCAAACGGCTGCAGGATTGGCGCTGAGTTTTTTGATGGTCAGAAATGTTCGCCTATTCAATCTGGAACAGGAGACGGCACTGGCGGAGGTACGGGTGGCGCATATACGCCTTATAGCTATCAGCCGGGACAAGGAACCATGCTTCGCCCAGACTTTTCTGATATGTACACTTCCAATGTTCAGTTTAACACTCTTAATCCTAGCGCAAGTAACATGAATTTCTTAAAACCAGCGGTTAATCCGTATGGAAACTTTGCTGGCGGTGGGATTGTACCGATGATGAGGAACTACTCTGTTAGATGAGCCTAGAAACAGTACCCGAAGAAGCTCTTCGTGAGATACTTTCCCTAAAACAGGCGCAAGTACGGCTCTCTGTACGCGAAGAAGCTAAAGATAAGTTCATGCCGTTTGTTCATCATGTCTATGATGGCTTTATCGAGGGGCGGCATCACCGAGTTATTGCTGAAAAACTGGAGTTAATTGCTCAAGGTAAGCTAAAAAGGCTTATTGTTAATATGCCTCCGCGTCATTCTAAGTCAGAATTTGCCTCTTATCTCATGCCTGCGTGGTTTTTGGGTCGAAATCCGAAGTTAAAGATCATTCAGGCCACGCATAACACCGAGTTGGCCGTTAGATTTGGCCGAAAAGTGCGAGATTTGATAGATGACCCCCAATATAAGGACGTTTTTCCACATTCTGAGTTAAAAGCGGACAGTAAAGCGGCTGGAAGATGGGAAACGGAGCAAGGAGGCGAGTATTTTGCGGCTGGTGTGGGTGCTGCGGTGACTGGTCGTGGTGCTGACCTCTTTATTATTGACGATCCGCACTCGGAACAAGACGCATTGAGCGAATCTGCGTTTGAAAACGCTTTTGAGTGGTATACTTCTGGCCCAAGACAGCGTTTACAGCCTGGCGGAGCGATTATTGTGGTTATGACGCGCTGGGGCATGAAAGATTTGACTGGAAGACTGTTAAAAGCGCAAGGATCTGACGTTCTTTCCGATACTTGGGAAGTTGTGGAGTTTCCAGCGATTATGCCCTCAAATGAGCCATTATGGCCCGAATTTTGGGGAAAAGACGACCTTTTAGCGGTAAAAGCGTCCCTTCCTGTAGGTAAATGGAATGCTCAGTGGCAACAACAACCAACCGCTGCAGAGGGTGCAATCGTTAAAAAGGAGTGGTGGAACCTGTGGGAGAAGGAAAACACCCCATCTATTAAGTACATCATACAAAGCTACGATACAGCGTTTTCCAAGAAGGAGACTGCGGACTACAGTGCGATCACGACTTGGGGTGTCTTTAATCCTGATGAGGGCGGCGCAGACCATATTATCTTACTTGATGGTAGAAGAGGGCGTTGGAACTTCCCAGAGTTAAAAGAGGTTGCGGGTGAGGAGTACGAATACTGGGAGCCAGACATGGTGATTATTGAGGCCAAGGCATCAGGTACACCTTTGACGGACGAACTGCGTCGAGCGGGTATTCCTGTCATGAACTATACACCGGGCAAAGGACGTGATAAGGTGACGAGAATGCACATGGTTGCACCCTTGTTCGAGGCGGGTATGGTATGGGCACCTGAGAAGAAATTTGCAGACGAAGTAATTGAAGAGTGCGCTGCATTTCCCAATGGTGATCACGACGACTATGTAGACAGCATGACGATGGCTCTGATAAGGTTTAGACAAGGCGGCTTTATTACGTTAGAAGGAGAAGACGACATGAACGGCGAATGGTATCCGAAACAGAGGGAGTACTACTAATGGCTAGAACACCATCACTTGTTGATTCAGGATTTATGCAAGGTGGCGCATCTGAGGATCTACCGTCTGTAGATGTTGAAGTCCCTCAAGCGGAAGACTTTGCTGGAGGTGCCGAGATTATCCAAGACGGTATGGGTGGCGCAATTGTTCAGGCGTTAGCTGAAGGCGGTATGCAAGAACAAGAGATGATGGCTCAAGCTTACGATCATGACGCAAACTTGGCAGAAGCATTACCTGACGATATTCTAGGAGAGATATCCACGGATCTTAGGGACAAGTACGAAGAAGACTTGGAGTCCAGTTCCGAGTGGCGAGAGGCTTACACCAAAGGATTAGATTTACTTGGCTTGAATTACTCTGAGCGCAGTCAGCCGTTTCAAGGTGCGTCTGGCGTTACGCATCCATTGATTTCTGAGTCTGTAACCCAGTTTCAAGCGCAAGCTTACAAAGAATTATTGCCCTCTGGCGGCCCAGTAAGAACTCAAGTGTTAGGTTCACAGTCAGCGGAGCGTGAAGCGCAGTCAATGCGTGTAAAAGAATTTATGAATTACCAGATTACGGAAGTGATGGAAGAGTTTGACCCAGACATGGATCAGATGTTATTTTATTTACCGCTATCTGGCTCTACGTTTAAGAAGGTTTACTTTGATGGCCCCAAGGATCGAGCGGTATCTAAGTTTGTAGGTGCAGAAGATCTAATCATTCCTTATACAGCGTCTGATCTTATGACAGCACCGCGTGTTACCCATGTTTTACGCATGGACGAGAACGAGCTACGCAAGATGCAGTTTGCTCAAGTGTTTCGTGATGTAGAACTTACAGCGTCTGATGACAGTAGCGACGATGAAGTTAAGGAAAAGATCCAAGAGCTAGAGGGCGTTAGTAAATCTTACTCAGATGATGTGCACACTTTACTAGAGATACATGTTAATCTGGATATAGAGGGTTTTGAAGATGTAGGGCCTGAAGGGGAACCAACGGGTATTAAGTTACCTTACATTGTGACCTTGGATCATGGATCTGGCGAAGTATTAGCAATACGCAGAAATTATGATGAAAACGATCCATTTAAACGCAAACGGCAGTATTTTGTGCATTACAAGTTTTTACCTGGTCTTGGTTTTTATGGCTTTGGTTTAATACATATGATTGGTGGTCTTGGTCGTGCCGCCACGAGTATTTTACGCCAGCTTATAGATGCTGGAACCTTGGCTAACTTACCTTCTGGCTTTAAGGCTAGAGGTATTCGTATTCGTAATGATGACGAGCCGTTGTTGCCTGGGGAGTTTAGGGACATTGATGCTCCCGGAGGCGATATAAGGGGTTCTATTATACCTCTTCCATTTAAAGAACCTTCTGCAACACTTGCACAGCTGTTGGGATCTTTAGTTGATGGCGGTAGAAGATTTATTTCTATTGCTGATCAGCAAATAAGTAACATGAGCCAAGAAATGCCTGTTGGCACAACTGTAGCTCTTTTAGAGCGCGGCATGAAAGTAATGTCTGCGATTCATAAGAGACTGCATTATGCACAAAAGACAGAGTTTAGATTATTGGCAAGGATATTTGCGGAGAATTTACCTCCAGTTTATCCTTATGAAGTTGTCGGTGCGCCTTCGGAAGTGAAAGCAGAGGACTTTGATAGTAGGGTCGATATCCTCCCTGTTTCAGACCCTAATATTTTCTCGATGGCCCAGCGTGTAACTTTGGCTCAGACGCAGTTGCAACTTGCACAGTCAAATCC